TATAAGCGAGAAACCCAACGAAAGTAGCTCCATAATCAAAGTCAAACGCGAAAGGTGCGTTATTCCACGACACTTCAAAAGCAGCGGTACACAGTGGTGCCAAGAACTCCTTCTGAATTGCCGAATTTTCAAACTTGTCCACCCTATCTGAGAGAAGGGTCACATACGCGTACGACGCGGCAGCTCCCAAAACGGCCGATACACCTTGGTCGGCGCCTTGTGTGATGAAGTATGAGGCACTCAAAGCGGTACCATACGCAGCTGTAGACTTTTTCAGGGTTGTCTTGAGGCGGGAGTACTCAGTGGGAACGACTGGCTTGGCGAACGCGTAAGTGAGGGACATTCTGTACGAAAGTCACTTAAAATCTTTATCCGAGTTAACAATAAGAATGCCGTGTCAACGTTGTAGGAAGAAGTGTGGTGTCCCCATCGATTGTAACTATTGTGAAGGCAGTTTTTGTCCGAGTTGTATCAACCTGACGAAACATGACTGTCAGGGTGCGGACATTAAGAAGATGAAGCAACGTAAGGAACTCAAGGAGCAGACAGCCTTCGAACCACCACCGAAGTGCTTAAAGATTTGAAGACTAAAATACTCGGGCTGAGATGTCCGAGTGGTCTAAGGAGGACGACTTAAGATCGTCTGTGCTATGCACGCGCGGGTTCGAACCCCGCTCTCAGCATACATTTACTTTTTAACGCGCTTTTCGAGGTTCTTGATTTTGTTTTCAAGGTTTTTAATCTTGAGTTTGTCATTCTTCCTCATGTTGTTAACTTGCGCCTGTGTATACATACGATAGGTTGCGTTCTTCCTGACACTATTAGGTCCGAATAGAGATTTTCCGTGAGTCGTAGCCATTTTTATTATACGCAAATATTTAAAATACAGTCGCACTCATAGCTCAGTGGTAGAGTGCAAATTCACATCATGAATAAGAACTATGTTTTTCTTTTTCATGACGTAAATTAGGATGTTATTGTGTATCCCAGAATTTCTGCTGAAACTTGTATATAAAGAGAGGATAAAGAGGGGAGACTCACCCCGAGGTTCATCATACAACATAAGGATTATGGACAAAACTAAAATATAATGACCCTCGGAATTAAGAAACTTTCCTTCGATGCTCTTCTACCTACTCGTGGCTCCATTGGTTCTGTGGGTTACGACCTCTATAGCAATTGTGATGGTGTTATTCCGACATCGGAGAGGATGCTCGTCTCCACGGGAATCGCTGTGGTACTCCCCAAAGGTGTCTATGGACGGGTCGCACCTCGTTCGGGACTTGCAGTCAAGCATGGTATCCAGGTCGGAGCGGGGGTTATCGATCCAGACTATACGGGGGAGGTCAAAGTCGTTCTCTTCAATCACGGAGAAAAGGACTTTGAGGTAAAGAAGGGTGACCGTATCGCACAACTCGTTCTCGAGAAGTGTGAGACACCCCTCATCGAGGAGATTAGTATCGTCGAGGATACGGAGAGGGGTTCAGGTGGATTTGGGTCTACTGGCAATTAGAGAACCAGAGGTCTTCTGGTTGAGGCATGAAAAGAACGCCTTTTTGCATAGTCATAAAAAGTTTAGCCTTATTGACATCTGGGTATGACAGGAGCATCCATCGTTCCCAGAAATCCGCCCTGAAATAATCTTCCCAGTCCTCCTTATCACTTTCATCAACCATCAACATACCTCGGTGAATTTCATGGTGATTTGTTTCTATCCGCACCTTCTTAGGAATTACGGCTCCCTTCCTAATAAGATGTGCACGCATGAGACGAGCATCACCATGGTCGGGATAATACTGAACCCCCTTCTGACCGAAATCGACGGCTCTTTTACTTGGGAGGATGACACGATACTTGTGGGACACAGAGGGACTGGGCTTAAGAACGACGTGCATGTTACTTGTAAGCGGGAAAATAGAATGTTAGAATACATCGCATCGGGTAATATACCTATTCGAGTTGGACAATCCGCAAAAGAAAACGACCAACTCACGAATACGAGTGACCCCAAGCACTGGTGGATGCATGCGAGTGGATATCCAGGTGCGCACGTTGTCGTGTGTTACGAGGGAGAGGAACTTCCTAGAGATGTGAAGAGGGATGCTGCCGTTCTAGCTGTGCATCACAGCAAAACACCTGACACCAAAATGTCCTGGGTTGAACTTGTGCGTGTCGAAAATGTTTCTTCCCTCAGGCAGCATGGACGAGTGACACTCCATGGTGAAGTTGTTCAGCTCACCGTATTCATGAAGAAGGAAAAGGAACGCTTAGAAAGAATCTTAAAAACAAAACACTCCATCTAAACAGATGAATCACCAAGACTGGAAACCAGTTATCATCCACGGAAAAGCCGCTCCTGTTAACCAGAGACCTCCATCCAAACACTATGAGCGCACGAAGGAGCAAAAGTTAGAGGATGAGGAGCTGGGGACGCACAAAAAGGTGCCACTCTCTATGGCGAAGATGATTCAACAGGGGCGTATTGCTAAAGGTTTCAAAACACAAAAAGATTTAGCAATAGCACTGGGTGTGAATGTGAGTGTAATAGGTGCGTACGAATCAGGGCGAGCCATACCAGACCCTGTCATCCTTCAGAAGTTGAGGAGGGTTCTGGGAGTTAAACTAAAGTAACCCCTTGTACGTTCCAGCGATGTAGTAGACGTCCTCGAACCCAAGTTCCTCCAATTTCTCTGCCGCAAATCTGGCTCGTTGCCCAGTGTTGCAGTAGACGAGTAAACCCTTCTTGGGGAGTTCTGTGGTGGTCTTCTCGTTAATCTTGTCCACAGGGATATGAAGTGCCTTGGGGTAATGCCCTGTGCGGTACTCGGTGGTTGTGCGAACGTCGATGACCTTCTTTATCTTACCCTCCTTGATGAGGCGTTTGGCTTCTGAGGCGGAGGTGAGGTTCTGTCCCATAAAGGTGTATGCGAGAGCAGCAGTGAGACCACCAGCTATGAGAATGGGAATCATTTAGTATTTGTGGGGATTTTAACTTTGGTGTGATCCATCTCAAAGCAGCACTGAGCGGCGCCATCATATGTTTTCCGACATGAACGACAATAGTACAAAATGGTATAAAGTGTAGAGTCGTCCATGTTATATATGAGCAAGAAAACCACTGATGTGTCCACTCGTATCACTCCTGATCAGCTTGCTAAGCGTTCAATGGATAGTCGTTTAGCTGCTATGGAGCAGGCACTTAAGGGTGAAAAGGTTCGATACAAGTCTAACTGTGACTCGGAGAAGTTCAAGGAGTTCCTTGAAGACCGACTCACAATTTGGGAGGGAGAGAATGACAAGACCTTCTATGGGAAGGGGATGTACGAAAAGACGAAAATTTTAATTGACAACTGGAATTAGTTACCGAAAGCGACACCAGCCATACCATTCTTGATACGAAGAATGTTATAGTTGACCGCGTAGACACGGTGAAGGTCATTGCCACCCGAGGGGTTGGTGATGCTGAGCTTGGCGTTGTCGATACGAGAGAAGTTGAGGGAGCCGGTGGGTTGCATCTTGCTCATGGTGAGGCAGAAAGGCCACGAGTACGTGGGAACGTTGTCAATTGCACCGTCGGGAAGGTCGGTTGTGTGCATTTCAGCAACGACGTCGTGATGGTACACGTTAGACATGTTCTCGAATAGGGCCACACCGTTAATATAAAGGGACGCAGTATCGAAAGCATACTCGGATTGGTACTTACCCTCGTTGGCATTACCAGACACGAGGTGAATAGACTTTACGGGGTGGTTAAAGTAAGTGAGGTCGAACTCGGTGTCGGTATTGGACGCCAATTGGTGTTGAGTCTGGGTGATGAGGAGTTCATGTTCGTTATCAGTGAAGAACTTACGTTCCTCAGTATCAAGGTAGACATAGTTGCCGTACACCTTGGGGGTGCTACCTGGGTTGAAGCCATCACGGCACTTGACACGAATCTCGACATCATGGTACTGGAGCGCCACGAGGGGTAAACACTTGGTCCAATCCTCACCGAAGAAGAAGGGAATCATGTAATAGTTACCAGAATGGTTTTCCTTGCGCGTGTTGGTCGTGACAGCGAAGGAAGCTTTAGCAGCGGAGTCGCGCATGAGAGCGTTGTGAACACCCTGAATGTAGAGGGAGTCGAGCTGAGACACCTTCTGACCACCAATCCACAACTGGAATTCAGTGGGATTCGATGCACCACTGGAGAAGAGACCATCGTCATTGGTCATCACATTAGAGACGTTCGTGGCCTCGATCCAGATGTAGCTCATAAGGTCACCCTTGGAACGAATGGGAATAGTGACCTCGTTGTTGGAACCGAACACACCGATGTATTCTAGGCGTTCGGGCTTCATGGCGAAGTTTGTGTAACGCTTGTAGTTCTGACGGAAGAAGCTGACCTGAGGGTCACCGGTGATGTACACATCCTGGGCACCCACCGACACGAGCTCAATTAAAGCGGCAGACATTTATTAATAAATGATATTAAAATTTTCGCTCAATATAAACATATGGTGGTGTTCCAAGCTTTGACATGGGAGGCGAGGGATACAGATGATGAACATTTGATTAGTATTTTCGGAAAGACTGAGGATGGAAAGTCGGTCTGTCTGACGACAACATTCGACCCATACTTTTTTGTGAAACTTCCGAGAGGTACGAGTACCCAAGATGCCAAAGTTTTATTCAATGAACTAAACAAACTCCGCGAAAATTGTGTGACTAGTTACAGTATTACCAAGAAGAAAGATGTATGGGGGTTTCAGAACAATGAAGAATTTTATTACATGCACCTCAATTTCAAAACACTCGGAGCGAGACGTCGAATCAATTCCCTTTTCATGTACAACAGCGATTTCAAAAAGTATCACGTCTATGAATCAAATCTCGACCCCGTCCTGCGACTCATGCACCGGACCGGGATTCAATCGACTGGGTGGTTGGATACTGGGTCGGAATGTGTACGCTCCCATCTGGCGAGAGTAGACATCGACCTGTGGTGTAATGACTGGAAAACCCTCAAACCCGTCGCACGTGATGACATCGCACCTTTTGTCGTGGCATCTATCGATATTGAGTGTAACAGCTCCACTGGAAAGTTTCCTGATGCGAATGTACCCGATGATGCGTGCTTTCAGATTGCAGTGTCATTATGCAAATTTGGAAGTGATGAGCCATATGAAAAGGTTTGTCTTTGCTACAAAAAGACGGAGGGACCCGATATTGTAAGTTTTGACACGGAGAGGGAATTACTCTTAGCATTCAAAGACTATCTACACAGCAAAGACATAGACATCATCACGGGATGGAACATTTTCGGTTTTGACCTTAACTACATTTACAAACGCGCAGCCATGGTCGGGTGTGGTACCGGCTTTTACCAACTTGGAAAACTTCACAACACTGAATGTCACCTTATCGAGAAGAAGTTAAGTTCGAGCGCTCTCGGAGACAATTTCTTGAAGTTGCTTCCAATGCCTGGACGATTCATTTTCGATTTGTTCCATGAAGTCAAGAAGGGGTACAAATTGGATTCATACAAGTTGAATGAAGTTTCAAAGTTGTATCTCGGAGACCAGAAGATTGACATGTCTCCAAAGGAGATGTTTGCCAGATACTTGGAGGGAAACCCAAAGAAGTTGGGTGAAGTCGCTGAGTACTGTATCAAGGATACACTCCTCCCCCACAGACTCATGAAGAAGCTGTGCACCTTACTGAACCTCCTGGAGATGGCGAAAGCGACATGGGTACCCCTCTGTTTCCTGGTTGAGCGTGGGCAGCAAATTAAGGTGTTCAGTCAGTTGACAAAGAAGGCGCGTGAACTTGGATACATGGTTCCAACCATCAAGTATGGTTCGATTCCTGAAGAACCCTACGAGGGTGCGACAGTTCTCGAAGCACAAAAGGGTGCCTACTATACACCTATTACAGCTCTAGATTTCGAAGCACTGTATCCATCAATCATGACAGCTCACAACCTTTGCTATTCTACTCTCGTATTGGATGAGAGACGCTATGGTAATGTTCCCGGGGTCACGTACGAGACATTCAAGGTTGGAGACCGAACCTACAAGTTTGCGCAAGATGTCCCAAGTCTTTTACCGAGTATTCTTATTGAGCTCAAACAGTTCCGTAAAAAGGCGAAGAAGGATATGGCGGCCGCTACTGGTGCGATGAAGGAGGTGTACAATGGCAAACAGTTGGCTTATAAAATTTCAATGAATTCTGTCTATGGTTTTACGGGTGCTGGAAAGGGTATTCTTCCCTGTGTCCCTATCGCTTCGACCACGACGTGTAAAGGTCGTCTAATGATTGAAGAAACGAAAGAGTATGTCGAGAAGAACTTCCCAGGTGCCAAAGTGAGGTACGGAGATACGGATTCAGTCATGGTTGAGTTTGATGTGGGTGACCGTAAGGGGGAAGAAGCTGTGAAGTACAGTTGGGAAATTGGTGAAAGAGCAGCTGAAGAGTGTAGCGCTCTCTTCAAGAAGCCTAACAACCTGGAACTTGAGAAGGTGTACTGGCCATACTTCTTGTATTCGAAGAAGAGATACGCTGCCAAGTTGTGGACAAAGGGGAAGGATGACCAGATGCATATGGACTACATAGATGTGAAGGGTCTTCAATTGGTTCGCCGAGACAATACACCCCACGTGAGAGAAGTGTGTAAGGAACTTCTCGATGTTGTCCTGACTTCGAGTGACCCAGGACCACCAAAGGAACTGGCACAGAAACGTGCATCAGAACTGTTGGCGGGTGAAGTGCCAAATGAGAAGCTTGTGTTGAGTCAGTCCCTCTCAGATTCATACAAAGTGAATGGTTCATCGGTATCAGTAACGAGTCCACAAAGTTCGCAAATCAATCAAGCACATGTACAGGTGGTGAACAAGATGCGTGCGAGGAAGCCTGGCTCAGAGCCACAGTCGGGTGACCGTGTCCCATACCTACTCGTAAATACGGGTAATCCAAAAGCGAAGGCGTTCGAAAAGTCCGAGGACCCCAAGTATGTTGAAGAGAACGGGGTTCCTATCGACTACCACTATTACTTTGTGAATAAGTTTATGAGTCCTGTGTGTGACCTTCTTGACCCATTGTATGATAACACGAAACAGGAAATTTTTGGTGAAATCATCGAAGAGCACAAACCCGTGAAGAAGAGTTTGGGACCCGCACTGAGCACGATGAAGAAGGAGCAACTCATGGAAGAATGTAAACGCAAAGGGCTAGATGATAGTGGGAAAGTGGCTGAACTTCGAGACCGTCTTAAAGATGCACGACAACGTGAAAACTCAGTCGAAGACTTATTTAAAAAATACACACAAGATACTAATAAGTCATGATTACCAAAATCGTCATAGAAAATGTCAAGAAGCTCATCACTGATAATTTGTCTGAACTCATCGATGATGCTGTGAACCAATATATCTATGACACAGTTGAAGAAGAAGTGACGAAGCATACCGAATACAAAATCAGTGGGATACTCGAACACATCTCAAAAGTTCATGGTATTTCACTTGACCTCCTCTTGAGGGATGCACCTCTAGCGGGTATGAATGGGATATGTAAGGGTTCGAAAAATACACCAAGTGGGCCTGTGCGTTGTACATTCAAAGGTAATCACAATGGATATTGTAAGTTTCACTTATCAAAGGGTACTCAAATTAGACGTCGAGAGCTTTCAAGTGAAAATATCCATACCCATGGTCCCGAACAAATGTATGTGGTTGGATGCCCGGGGTGTGAAAAATCTAACGAGCTTATAGGAATGCGGAGTATATTCAACAATGAATAAATCGACCCTCCTACTAACATCTATCAACGACTTTTACGGCGACGAAAGGAATCGAACAAAATTACAAACTATTTTAGACAAATCGAGTGGCATATCTCTCCGAAATCTGGAGTGGTTCATCACGAACTATGCGAAGAAGAATAACATTTCTTATAAGACGAGGGATGGAAAGTTGTTTACCGTCCATTGTGCCTACAAATCGAGTCTCGATGGGTACAGTAAGAAGTTATTTGACCCATTCTGTCGGGCAGAGAAGTTTGCATATACGATTCCTGGGACATCTCATGAAATTCAAACGACGTTAGCTCAGTTAAATTTCATCAAATGGTGTATCAAGAATAACATCATTGACTACATAGCCTCTAACAAGACGACACTTTTTAATAAATAATTTTAGCTTCTCCATTCCTGATTATCATCATATTGTAACTTTTTGCTATGATTATAACCTGCTTGGGGAAATAGATTGGTTCAATCCCGAAAACTTCAATGTAATTATCGTCGAAATCGAATGTCCCATGTCTTCCATCGTACTCGAGTTCCATGGTGACTCTCGCATCTTTTATCGTACTAAAATTGAGGTGACCCGATGGTCTCAATTCATTTGGATACAAAGCAAAGCTGTACATATTGATGTTACGAAAGTTGGGAGAGCGTTTATGGTAGATGTTTGGTAAAGATGCAGACAAGAACATATTTGAACCAGTCGTCTCGTCTAGAATCTGTACACCATCACACTCCAGTGTAGTTGTTTTCTGTTTCGAGTACATTAGAGGTACATTCTTCTTAGCTCGAACCCATTTGTTAAATATAGATTTAGGATAAGCAACTGCGAGCTGTGTGATTAATAACTTGAGATTGTTATTTCTAGTTTCTGATAATGACGTAGTGTTTACATATAGCTTTAGTATGGAGATAATACCACCCTCTGTCACCGGATCGGGGTTTGGGACCTGAAGAACCTCTAACAAATAATAAAAATATCCTCCCCATGCAGCAATTCTCAAATTAGTATTCTGTAAGACTGTACTGGTAGTACCCGGGGTTTGTAAATCGGTTAACAATCCATAGATAGTGGTGGATAAGTTGGTCAAGTGAGTAGTTATGGTGTCGACATATCCAGCGTGATTCGCAGAACCGGGTGGAATCAAACGTAATGCCTCCAAATTAGGATACTTTTCTCCCCATACATTCTGAGTTATTATCCCGTCTATGACGTTATTTTGGTCAAATTGAGTGTACCCTGTCATGTTGGGAACATTTTCATCAACCCCCTTCTGTTTTAATGCGGTTATATAATTCATGTCAGAGGATGTTGATGTGCGCAATGCGTTTATAAGAAAAAACGCATCATCACTCCATGGATGTGAAGAGGCTATACCTATCATAATTGCTTCACGTTCCTGAGCGTTTATGTTGGGTAAGGTATCAAGTACCCCATTTATACCCCCCTTTAGGGTATTAAGTCTATATTTGAGTGTTGGTATCGCACTAAGAACCTTTTGTAAATACCCGGATAGGGTTGATATCGAAGTAGCATCATTGGTTACATGTCCAATGACAAGTTTGATGATATCATCACCCCAGATAGGAACTTGGCGCAATACCCCTACACGCGCAACACGTTCCTCCAATGTAGTACCTGGAAAATCGTCGATTACATCTAATATACCTTCAGTTAAATACTGAACACCTGTAACCTGAGCATTTGTGTATATACGAAGTCCAAATATGAGGTCAACCTCTTCAGATGTGTTTGCAAGAATGGCGCTTTTTAATGTATTTAAATAGCCCTCCTCTGTCGTAGTCCAGAAATAGGGTATGGCGAGTAAACCATCTACTATACCCACACGAGTAGGTCCATGGTTCAGACCCGCGAGACTGGTCAATGCCGCGTCTACACTCACTTTCACACCACCGAGTGGATTGTATACATCATTAAGATACGTTTTGAGACTTGTTATAGTAGCTCCTTGGTCATTAATAGCCCCTTGATTAATACCCGGATCTACACGTAAAGAATCAAGTTGGTCAAGTTGTGTCTGCTTCCACAACGAAGCCCCACCTTTGATTAACCCCTTTACAATTCTGGCACGTGTATATACATTTTTACCTGGGATGTTGTCTAATACCGCTTTCAACCCGAGTTTTATGATATCGAAATCAAATTTAGTATTATCGAGAAATTCCGTAAGTTTCGTAATTGTGGTAACTTGGTCGACATCACCCGGTTTTAAATCATACAGACCACTCAAATAATAACTCGCTGTAGTGAGATGTGTCTGAAGTCCAAAGATGAGTAGTTCCTCTTCTTGTAATCCAGGGTTTTTCAAGTCTCGCAGGATACCCACCTGTTCCTCACCCCATATATTTTGTATATCGAGTAGAGTATTCACTATATTTGTACGAGTGCTTACATTCGTCTGACCTATAAGTGCGTTCAGGTTTAAAGTTGCAACTACTTGTGAAGTAAAAACTTGACTAGGAATACCAGAGATATAAGTTTTGAGTTTCTCTATATGGCTCGTTTGAACATCTATATTAATAGCAGGGTCTTTAAGATCTTCCAAATATCCCACATATGATGTAGTTTGTCCCCAATAAATCATTTTAAGTAGCGCGTTTATTATAGAGGTTCGTTCGTCCCCATCTGTTTCGCCCACGAGAGAATCTAAGGCAGTGATTGCGAGTCCTCCCCACACCGGGATGAGTTTGAGTATGATGAGTTGGGTTTTTTGAGAGGTGGTATAATCGTCAAGTTTTTGTAGTTCATCTAAAATAGATATATCCACATCTGACCATTTTCCAGTTTTCTTGGCTATAAAGAAGAGTTCCTTGACACAATTTTTCAAGTCGAGATTGAAGGTACCCGTCTTAGATTCTGGTTCAATTGTGAATTCATTTCGCTGTCTCTGTTCGAATATGATGTCCATGGGTTTATTTCGTAACATAGAACGCTCAGTTGTATTCAGGTGAACAAGTTCCAGGTTTACTTTGAAATTGCTTAGTTCGAGTTGCCCCGTTAAGTTATTGTTCACGTCTGGATTCCATAATGTTTGACCAAGTTTTTCTTGTGCCGCGAATATGACGTCTATAGCGGATCTCAGTTTTATCCGAAGTGACATTTCCTGTTCGTAAACACTACACAAGGGGAATCCATGCGCTGGGCGTCTATGAAAATAGAATGGAATCTGAACCCTATATTCATTTGTAGTAAATGGATCTAACCCCTCGGTGCTATATTGACCATCATAAAACTCCTGTAGAAATTCTGATTCGGAACTTCCCTGAAAATGTTTACCATGAAGTACATCAACACTTGACCTATAGGATTCAGGTAAATTCAATTCTCGTTCTATAAATATATCGTCGGAAGTTACAGTATCAATTTTATGGTCACCGATGTACAACTCAACATAATCAATCACTGAAATTCCAAATATATCAATCGGGTAGAGGTTTGATCCCAACTTCTCCACGTCACTGGGTTCGACCACAAATGAGAGAGTAATTTCCTGTAAAATGTCACCATACTTTTGAGGAATTGGTACATCTAATAATTTATCAGTGTACACCTTCTCTGGGAAAGTTATCGAATGATTTTCAGATGCATAATTCGCATATTTACTATACCTTTTGGTGAAAAAGGAGAATGACGGATTTATACTTAAAGAGTCACCCAAAGCACCTAAGGATGCTATCTGGACCCGACCTGCCATATAGTAATATCTATCATTAATATTTTAAGCCACACAATCCACTTGAGTAATGGAGTATGTTGTAACTTTTCGCGTAAATCTGCACTTCTGTGATATCACCTTCTTCAGCTGAGTATGCATCAGTGTAATCCAGTGCAATCTGACATTTCTGGTCGATTATACGACTGAAATTCAGATGCCCCGATGGTTCATTATTCATGGGGTAAAGTGCGAAAGAGTAACTTCCAACTCTGTCAAACGTTGGTAATTGGTACGACGACCCATTGACAAATGATACATCTCCATCCATACCAGATAGGGCATTTTTTAGAGAATTTTCATATACAAGTTTCGAAAACGACTCATTAAATAAGGTTGTATTGTTTAATGTTATCCCCAAACGCTTGAATTTCGTATTAAGCATGTACTGAATAATGTCTGTCGTCTGATTCAATGAAAATCGCCTGGACTTTTTACCTGCCATGAAATACAATGTTTTGATTGGGTGACGGAATCTCATAACAAATTCAGCCTCGTCATTCCCACTCCTTATTATGTCATGCCTTTTCAGTTGCATTTGTGTAATCAATTGGTCAACCGGACTAAATTTCAAATAGTTTAGTTCACTTTCATCCAAATATGAATATGTTGTTAAGAGAGACGCTGTTTGTATAGCAACTTGTAAATCGTTTTCATTCAAGTTTGGTCTTAAAATCTTATCGAGACTCTTAAATTTTATCCGAATATAACAATTCTGTTTTGTGAGTTTACATAATAATATAGACGCCGGTAGATTGTTGTGGAAGTAAAATGGTAAATCTATATACATTTGTCTCATATTCAGTACTCCCTCATCAGATAACCCATATGGTTGTTCTTTTGCAGTCGTCAAGGGGACGACACTATCTCTAAAATTGTAGTCACTTGTGTGATATTTGTGGTACATATATATCCAATCACCTGTGAGTCTCTCTATATGCACACCACCTATAAAAAGGTCGGCATATTCGATTGCATGAATTCCAACATTGGGTGTAAAGGGGTCATCACCTGGAATTTCTGTACCTGGTGGAGCTCTAAAGGAGAACTGATACCGAAGTGTCAAATTCGTTAAAAGGTCACCCATATCTACCGGTATAATGCACATCGTTTCCTGACCGAATTTCGGTTCGAGTAGTGGCTGCTGTCTCACATCGAAAGCGAAATTTGTGGGTTTTTTAAAAATACCTGAAAAGTGTGAATATGTAGGGCTGCCCGTTATGTGCATGTCCTGGGTTCCCAATGTCCCCAACCTCAGTCTACCTGCCATCTCTACTTAATTATACGTTTTGTTTTTTAAGTTTGCAATAGGAATCCATTATTGAACACGAGTTTTTTGTACCCTGTGTAATACATGTGGAACTTGTACTCTGGGTTTTGTATCGGTGTCTGTCCATTCCCATATTGGAGACTCCTGTCATCAACCAGTTCCATATAAAACTTGGTCTTTTCTGAATTCAATCCAGAAAAGTCCAAAAAACCTGAAGGTGACGTACTCTTAGGAAACATTGCAAAATTGTAGGTGTAGATATAGTTAAATAAATAATTAGGTGAAGGTGGTTCGTAATTATATGTTCTGGTTACATCTGTCGCTGAGCGCGCCAACCGTGAGTGAAGTGGGGTATAACTGAAAAAGTACTCTCTGTCATTATTGGAAACGTTTGGAACACGTTCGTCATTTAGTGTAAAGTAGGCGCGTTTCAGTATATGAGGTTCGTTCAGGTCATCAATCTGTGAACGTGTAAAATTAAAACGGTTTGCTGTTGTGGAATAGAACCACCGGTTTATGTAAGTGTCCTTATTTCCTTCGGGTACGGCCAGACTTCTGTACTCAGTCTCGTCTTCATAACCTTCATATCTATAAAACCAATGAAAACATTTCACCGGAACACTGGGCTCCAACTGCAAGACGAATTCTTTCTCTGTTGGTTCGAGAGGTATACTAGAGTGTTTAAATACAAAATCATACATGATTTCTTGGTTGGGTCGCGTGAAATACATACGTTCCTCGGGGGAGACAGTGATTTCTTCGGTAACAATATTGAAACTTGGCATTTTCTTGGGTGGTGGTGTCACTGGTAAATTACGTGTATCTAAATTATCATCTGTACGCTGGTTGTAAAGGGTGAAGAAAGACTGTTTAAAAAATTCAATTTCCAATGTAACCTTCTGATTGTGAATAGCACATAGAGGAAATGGAGCCTTATACTGTTTATTCTCTTGATAGATATCACCAGCATAATTATGGGAAAAGAAGAATGGTATATGTATAAAAAGTTCGTTACTTTGCGCCGCCTTCAGACCAGATGGTTGAGCAGTTTTACCACCAGTAATATTTCTATTATAAAGAGTGTTTGCTGACATTTTCTGTGAATCGTTCGTGTACATATTGTCATGAATAATACACCAATCTGCTGTAATTTCTTCGAGTGTCTGGTTATCCACCTTGAACTTGACATTTTTTATAACCTTCCGCCCGAGTAGTTGCATATCCCATGCCCAATTCGCAATCTCAGGTAATGTAAAAGTGGGTGGCTCTTCAGCACCTAGAATGACTTCCTGTATAACTGGGGCTAGTAATGGAAAAGCTGTATTATAGTCATCTACAGAACCAATGGCTTGAACGACGGTAGTGAAATCGGTGAGGTCCTGATCTCCTCTAAGAAAATCGAGTATAACAGGTTGAAATTCTATAGTGGTCACATCAATACCTAATTGCTCAATCAGGTCTGGACTAGGAGTCAGTCTCTTAGCTAAGATATCCAGAAGTGCGAATATAATATTTGGTGAAACGGTTGCAAATACCTCGGGTGGGAGTAACGTAAGCAATAATTCGTCAAACTGCTTTTCGAATAACCGGAAAGACTCAAAATTTGGAAATGAAAATAGGGGAAGAGTAAGTCCAACCGCATTTGGGGCACCCGCGAGCCACCATTCACTGAATGAATTGTAACCATATTCTTCCAATGTTTTACCACCAAACAGAATTTTCTGAGTCGCCCTGTTAAATGTGATATCAGAGAAATCCCAATCTGGTAATTTCATCTGAATCCATATATTATTTAGGAGATCCCCCATGTTTTTCGGGTTCAATTCCACACGGATTGTTTGACCAAAGGGCCATGTAGCTTCTGGACCTTGGTTCACGTGATATACATTGTGATACTTTCGAAACTCGGAGTGTCTCTCACTATTATCATATTTAAATGGTAAATCTTCTGGGTCTTTGGAAAGGAGGTGTGTATCCTGCTTTCCAATAGCTTTGAGGGAAATTTTAGCAGCCTCACCCATATCTACTTACTGCTCACATATTTTTAATATCATTCTTCCACATTGTCACGTGACTCATTTTTAGCATACGCTCTAATTCAACATTTGCCTGTCGCGCTTCATCCATGAGCGCTTTGACGCGTTCTTCGGTGTATTCGACAGTCTTGGTGTTGAGGAGATAGTCCCACGAACCATCAATCTTCGGAAATGTCGCAGACATCTCCTTCTCGAGTTCAGCCTTCTTCCTTCTGAACACGACTAACCTCCCCTCGATTACCATCGTCACAAACTTTGACTTGAGACTACACATCTCAGCTCTCTTTTCGAGGACATTGATGAGGTGCGCCTTTCTCTTCTTATAGTGTTCCAGTCTCAGTTCCACAAAGTCTGCGAGAATCTCTTCAGGGGTTGTGTACCTATGGATACCCTTCGTGGGATGGAAGAGGTGCATATTTGAGACATGGAACGTCTTCCTCATTTTTAAGTCTTTCATCAAGTCTTTCCCTGAGTACCCAAATATTTCAAAGTCGACATCCTCTGTGGTACTATTGTTCGTGTAGTTGGTAATCAACTTCTTCTCCATGAGGGTATCCAGGTACTCCTTGTAGTCTTGAGTCCAGCGACCTGGTGGAAGTTCCGTAACCTTGAGTCTGGAACCAGTGTCTCTGTATATACCCTCAGTTATCCAAAGACCTCCTTCATCCTTGTACACCTTACCCTTGAAACCCCTAAACCATGGCTTCATGGGTACAGCTTCTTCACCACTCAGGAATCGCTTGATATTTTCCTTGATGTCGTCCGGGTTGAATGGGGGTACATAGCAACTGAATCCTGTACCAATACCCTCTGTACCATTTACCAGGACCATGGGAAGGGTGGGCATGTAAAAGTCTGGTTCGATTGAGAGACCGTCATCATCCAAGTAGTTGAGGATGGCGTCATCCTTGGGGTCAAACAACTTTCTCGCCTCCTTGGTCAACTTCGTGAAGATGTACCTCGTTTGAGACGCATCCTTACCACCCATTAGGCGTGTACCGAACTGACCACATGGTTCGAGGAGATTGATATTGTTCGAACCCGTGTAGTCGTTGGCCAATTTCACAATCGTATCTGCGAGGGAAACCTCACCGTGGTGATAGGCACTCTTCTCAGCCACATAGGCTGCCAACTGAGCAACCTTCATCTCCGCAGTCAGGTTCTTTTGGAAACATGAGTACATCACCTTCCTCTGCGAAGGCTTGAGACCATCCGCCACGTGAGCGATGGAACGCTTCAAGTCTGCGAGACTGAAGTTCACCAAGTCCTTGTGTACAAAGTCAGTGATATCCAGCTGCTTCACATCACCATAGGCCACCTCGAGTTGACCAGCCGCCTTGGCAGTACTCTCGAGGAGCCAAGACTTCCGCGCATCCGCCTTCTTCTTATCGAAAGCAAGAACGATTGAGTCATCAGTCATCGTATCCATATCAAACTTCACAGTGAGGTCTTGAATCTTCTTGAAATATTCACGAGCCTCGGCTGAGGTAGAAGTACCCAAACCCTTATAGTACTTGATTCGCCATCCAGTCTTGCCAGCACCATACCATGTCCTGAAAGCCGAGTCGGTGTAGAAAGACTTGGTCTCAGAACCCTTTGTAGCTTTGATGATTGGTGTCACCATCGAAACCACAAAGTTCAACTTGAGGAGGCTTGGCCAGAAGTAGTGAATCATATTGAGGATGAGACCCTTGATGTGAGACCCATCATTGTCTGCGTCAGTCATAATCATGAGGCGACCATAGCGAAGCTCGGACACACTCGTGTACTCTTTACCCTGCTGAAGTCCCAAAATCTTCTTGAGGTCGTTGAACTCCTGGTTGGAGGTCAACTGTGCCACCGAAGAGTCCCTCACGTTCTTACATTTACCACGGAGGGGGAAGACACCGTAGTGGTCTCTACCCACCACTGAGAGACCGGCGACAGCGAGAGTCTTTGCCGAGTCACCCTCCGTCACGATGAGGGTACACTTCCCAGAATGTGCCGTACCCGCCTTGTTCGCGTCATCCAGTTTGGGGATACCAGTAATCTTAGACTTCCTGGCTCCATCAGTCTTCTTGAGTTCCTTCATCTCCTTGAACTTCGAGAGTGCCGTAAGTTCATCGGCGATACCAGTCTTTAGAACATTCTTCACAAAGTTCTTCGGGGGTTCAAACTTCGAACCAAAGTCGGGAGCCTTCGAAGTACACTCAGACTTCACCTGGCTCGAGAAGGTTGGGTTCTCGAGGGTTGCCTTCACGAAGATGGTAAAAGCGTTCTTCACCTGTTGAGGTTTCAGCTTAATCTTCTTCGCCATGTCATCGATGATTCCATTGGCAATGTGGTTGGCGACATGGTCGACATGAGTGCCACCCTTCATGGTACAGATGCCGTTGACGAAAGAGACTTGCTCGAGTCCATTCTCCGAGGGTCCAATGCACACCGACCAACGGTCTCCAGTCACAGAGGCAACTTCTTGAACACCTTCATGCATCTTGGCATAGGCTTCAAAGTTTTGTTTGGGGAGAACATCACCGTTGAACTTCACTTTACAGTTCTGAGTCGTACAGATGTTCGCATCCCAAACTCGTTTCTGGAAAATGTTGTAGATGGTATCGTCCATCTTGGACATTCCAAACCTCTTCCACTCGGGTGTGAAAGTGATAGAGACGGATGATGTGGCACCCGAATGTTTTTTGATTTTTGGTGGGTCACAGACGGTCATATTCTTCGACCACTTTTGAGTATAGGTCTGCTTCGTCTCATGATCCTTGATGATGACGGAAAAATCGGTAGAGTAGATGTTCGCCAACTTGGCACCGTAGCCATTGCGACCCCCGACAATCCTCTTTTGAGAATCATCATAGTTGGTACTTGTGAGGAGATGTCCAAACACAAGTTCGGGGTTCCAGAGACCTTCCTTCTCATGCATACGAACACCGATACCACCTAGGGGCCCATTATTCTCGATAGTCACTGAACCCACATCCTTATCGATGGCGATGGAGATGGAACTGACCTGTTTAGGGTGGAGAGAATTGCGGTCGATGGCGTTGACGAGGATTTCATCAAAGATTTTCAAGAGGGCTGGGGAATATTTCAGGTTCTTCTTGGTGAAGGTAGAACCATCGAGGATCCAGTAGGGTTCGGTACCCTGTTCAACTGGACCGACATAGGAGTCGGGTCTCTTGAGAATGTGTTCGATGTGGGTGAGCTTTTGAACTGATTCCATGGATTTATTACAACTCAATACTCTAACTTAGGTTTTTATCACTTAATCTTCGAAGTAATTTTCGCCCTCAAGATCTTCGCATCTTCGCTGTCAATCATGTTGTTCAGTAACAGACCTCTGACATGCTGTAAATCACTCTCAATCTGGGTCCAGTCAGTTGAAGAGGTTGATGGGTCTACGTGCCCATTCATGAAGTCCTCCCTAAATTTCGAGAGAGGTACTTCTTTGAACATCACCGAGTCCCACCCGTTATCTGTCTTAATTGACTGATTCGTTGAGTTCTTAACCGACCTAGAAAACGACGAAACAGTGTGGAAAAGGCGACTATTCCAGCTGATGGAGCCGTCTTCAAGCAAGTCTGCAACTATACGCTTCTTCTTATAAGAAACAGAAATCACGTCTTTGTCCGCTCTGATAAGTCGAGCATCGATAAGGTCTTTCAGGCTGATCTTAGAGCAAGGCATTTTTACTTTTGTTTTCTCGGTCCTTGTGAAACCACTTAGGTTTTATTTAAAAATAAACATCCATACAAAATATATGCTCACCCTCGCGACTATCAAGCCTCACGTGAATACTGCTCGCAAATTTGAGAAGCGTATCAATAAGGCTGTTGTCGGGACAGCTGTAAATGTCATCGACAGAGTGTACAAGGATCGGGACTACGCTCGGTTCTATGTCCTCGAGACGGTCGCCCGTGTCCCGTACTTTTCGTTTGTCTCTGTTCTACACCTCTACGAGACCCTCGATATCTGGAGGCGTGCTGATTACCTAGAGACACATTTCGCTCAAACCATGAATGAGTATCACCACCTACTCATCATGGAAGACTTGGGTGGTGATGAGCGCTTTGTTGACAGATTTTTCGCACAGCACACAGCCTTTGCATACTACTGGTTGACATGCCTTCTATATGTGGTGTCACCGAGGATGGCCTACAATCTATCTGAACAGGTGGAGGAACACGCGTATCATACCTATGATGAATTCCTCAAACAAAACAAAGCGAGCCTTTCACTCGAGAAACCCCCAGCTGTGGCTGCCAACTATTACGACGATGTCAACAACTTGTACGACGTTTTTACCCGAGTTCGAGACGATGAAGGTGACCACGTGAAGACGATGCAGGACTGTCAAAACTTTCTTGAGGTAAAGTAAGAGATGTACCTCTACCTGATAGCTGCCATCTTTGTTCTCTTCCTAATGATGCAGAACAAGACAAGGGGTTTGAACAAATCCATCGAGAAGCTCGTTCGTCAATCTGCTCGATATGCTACGGCAGCGCAGCAAGACAAGTCCCCAGTCGTGGCTATTCTCCATGCCAACTATGCAGCGGCATACCTCTATGCACTCAAGGACATCGCCACAGAGTCACAGATTCACAACGCTACTGGTATAGATGTCAAGAAATTCAAGGAACATATCACAAATGTTCAAGATGCTGTCACCAAAAAG